TTAGCCATGTTTTACTCCTATGTTATAGAAGTGAAACCTGCTGATTCTCTAGGATTACCTATTGTAGAGTCAGGTTCAAATCTTTCAATTATTGCGTATCTATGTGAATCTGTAATATTAGGTGTAGCACCTGTATCAGTCCATCCAAATCTTACTACTGTGATTGCTACATTACTACGAGCATCTGGTATAACATTGCCTGTATACCTGTTTGATGGGATTGTAAATGTAACTAAGCCTGACGCCGCTGAGGTGTTATTGATATGTGATGAGCTTATTTCCGCATTTGCAAAATATCCAACTACTGTGGATTCTGTAAAGTTTGGATCTCCTGTGACCCTGTCATATGTTACTGTATCTACAACTATAGTTTGATAATCTGCTTCAAATGTATAATCTGTTATATCAAATCCATAATTATATGTATATGCTTTTTGTGTGCTTTTGAACATTTCTTCTACAATTACATTATCAGCACCGCCTATGTAACTTTTGAAATCTAGAACTCTACCGCTCATTATATCGCCTCCTGTGGGAACTTCCTTATAAACTGAGGTCTATAAGGCTTATTACTGTTATATTTATCAAATTAAGATAATTCTAAGGATCTGTATTCGTCAAATACTCTGTATCTTAAGAGTACAGCACCACTTATACCTGCTGTTGGGAACATATCAGGGTTACTACCTGTGTTACGGAAGTGTTCTCCTTTACCCCCTGAACCTTGATATCCTACTCCGGTATGTGTTATACCACCATTTAAATTATTCTGAGAAGAACCACCGCCTCCTCCAAAATACATGTTTTGTGTATTAGAACCTATAGAATCGTGTCCGGTTGAATTAGGATCTACATAGTTAAAATCAAAAGGACTTGTGAAACCTGATACAGAGTCAACATCATAATTTTGAGGTTCGCTCATTAAGAAAGTAGGGAAGCCAGGCATTCCAACTAATCCGCCTCCTGCGTCTACATTACCCACTGTATAAGATAAATCATTAATGCCACTAGTGCCTCCTAGGTCTGCACCGTCTATAACTATCACATCTCCTACATTATATCCAGAACCTTTATTAGGAGCACCGTATCCGTCTGTAGTTAAGAACAATCCTTCAAAAGTAGCCGCATTTGCGTTTGCGTCAGTATCTTTAATTATATTTACCCATACATTAAATATTGCTCCTGATCCTCCGGGAGGTGTTACACTAGATTGTGTTACAGGAGTGTAATTCCTGTTTTCATAAACAAAATATCTAAAACCTTCATGTAAATAACCGTTTTGTGCATATCCAAAATTAGGTCTATTACCACCATGTCCAAAAGGGAATGTAACATTTGCTGTTGATAGTCCACCACTACCACCACCACCTGATAATATATTACCATACTCAGTGTCTCCACCATCTCCTGCTCTTACAGAAGCACCTGATGTACTTTCTCCAAGTAAACCACCATTTGCATCTATACTCCATAAATCAATTGTAGTATTACCGCCATTTGTTGCAACTGCACCGGCTGAACCTATATTTGCAACTACACTGGTTGTTAAATTAGCATCTAATGTTAAATTTGCGAAATAGACTCCGCCTCCTCCGCCGCCGCCACCGCCGGATGTTCCAAAAGTACCGTAACCACCACCGCCACCACCGCCTACGGCTATGACACCTATATTTGCATCATGTTTTCCTGAACCTGGTGTAACATTTATAGTGCTGTTTACACTATATTGTTGTATGCGGTATAGATCACTACCTATTGTTACATTTGCTATAATAGTACTGTTAAAGTAGTTAGTGTTATTACTGCTTATAGGTATATTGTCTATAACACTTATTGTATTTCCAGTATATACAGCATTTCCTGTTACTGAGTTTGTTCTTATACTAACATTAAAGGATTTAGATTGTCCTATATTGTTTGAAGATATTGTTCTTACTAAACTTGCATTACCATTAGCATCTAATGATATATTTCCTGTTAAGGCACTATCTGTAAAGTCATTACCTACTATAGTTCCTTGTGCAGAAAAATAAATTGTGGCATTTGGTTTATTTGTATCTATATCGTATGTTACAATAGTATTACTAACTGTTTCGGTTACGTTAAATGTAGGAGAATCTATTCCATCCATATTAGGATGTTGTGCTTTGTTCTTAAAGAAGCCTATTCTTTTTAAGGAATTACTCATACATTACTCCGGTTTAGTAGGCCAAACTACTGAATCAACATCTGTTGCTATATTTGTAGAAGGCCAATCTCTTAATGCTTGTCTATATGTTTGCCACTCTGTTTTCTTACTGTCTGATAGTGGTGAATCCGCACCCTGTGTCCAATCTGATGCTTTAAGTAATTTAGTTCTTAAGTCTCTGATATATTCGTCTACATCAGGTACCACTGCTGGCTTAGATTCTATTGTGTGAGGGTCTGTGGCTACATTTACGCAGTATTTGTTTACATCTGGTACACTACCCAGCATAAATGCTATATGGTCATTGTTGTCCAGCATCTTTTGTTTGCTTTTGTCTGTTAAACTTAGAATACTTTCTATATGGCCAGTATCTGTATGATATAGTATATACCTGTTCATTAGAATATGTCTCCTTTTGTAATTCTTAACATGTCATAACGCATACCAAAGAATCCTCTTAATCCACCAAATGTATCTGCTGTATTTAGACCCTGTAGTGATATATTTCCTGCAACAGGATCAGGACCAATCACTATCTTTTTGTTTGCTTCCATAATAGTAGGTATTTGATCTCTGTTTGTGGCTACTGCACCGAAGTTCTCATTTTGTACGGTTCCATTAGCATATTCTATGTTTACATTTGCTACAAAAGAAAAGTTTGCTGTAGCATTAGCAGTTAGCCCGGCTATAGGAGCACCTGCTGACATAAACGAATAGTCACCTGGTTCTAAACCTGTTCCTGCTGTAAAGTCTAATTCTCTAGTTGTGATTAAATTCTGTAAAGTATTTGCATTTGTTAAAGTGTTTGCATCTCCAGGTTTGTCTTCTATTTGTCCACCTACTGCGATATTACCTATGCTTTCCTTACTGGTAAAGTTACCAAATATTTTATCATCAAACACCATAGCATTACCGGCCACATTACCTGTTGGATTTAACACACCACCACTGCCATCTATAGTATCTACTGTGAATGTTAAATTGTGTGTTCCAGGTTGTCCTCTTAAATACTTACCATCAACTGTTATAGTATCTCCTATACTATAACCTGATCCTGGTGTTGTGTTATATACTGCTCTATAGTTTGCATGTACAACATCCTTAAATACTGTAAATACTGCACCTGTTCCTCCAGAAGGAGATACATCAAAAGTATCTACATTAGGTATAATAGAACTGAATATGTTAGGAGGTGGTATTATAACTGGTGGTATTTCTGGTATATCCACATTTCCACCTTCTTCATCTGTTTCTGTTTGTTGACTTGTTACATAAACTGAGTCATTGTATTCTAATAGTGTAAGTCCACAAGTAATCATACCGCCTTCATCTATCTTTTCTTGTGTTCTCATTACACGGAATTCTTTTGCTGTAAAGCCGAAGTCTTCATTTGTTACATCTACTACATCACCTACATCTATTTGCATACCTGAGAAGTCAGTATCTAATTGCACAACCATACTGTTACGAGCTTGATGTAAATCTATATTGCCTAATGCTTCTGCACGAATATTATCATTAACTAGGTCTAATCTGTATTTTACAACATTATCAGGTTCATTTGCATTTCTATCTGCTGTAGGTGTTTCTATAAGCACACTATTTGTTTGATCTCTTCTGTTTTGATCAGCATAAACTACTTCTATACCATTGTATACACTATATAGTTCTGTACTTGTGACTGCTATTTTACTTACTATGTTATCATCATTAAGGCTAAAGGTACTTGTTGTGGGTCTGTTTGGTATAACCTTAAATTTACCTTGTTTAGTATCAAATGTAAAGTAACTACCACTTGCTTGACATATTTTGTTAATATTTGTTGCAACATCATTAGCAGTGGATATATAACCATTGATAGCATATCTATCCTGTGTTACATTAGCACCTACATTGTTAGTATATGTAACTTGTTCTGCACTATATCCTTTTAGAGCTGTATTTCCAGAACCTGTTATTGAATTAACATCAATTATATCATTACTTAGACCAGCACCATATCTATCATTGTTTAGATAGTCTATAAGTACATCTCCAGGATTACTTGCACTACAAGTTACATCGAATGTCATAGGAGGTAATGCTGTTAAACCGTTTTCTGCATCATAGTCTATACTTACTACTGCAAATAACAGTCCTGACATATTGTATTCGTTTGCTGTTGTCCAGTGTGGCATAATACCAGCCGCACCATATCCTGCGCCTGTACCACTTGTAGGGAATATTGTATTTGCGTTATCACTCTTATGTGCATAAACATTTACACGGATATCGCCTGCTAAGTCTTCATTTACTTTACCATCTTGTTCTATAACATTGACGCAAGTATTACCATTAAATGTTATTTCTCCAGCATTTTTATAAACACCATTAACTACATAAGTTGCACCTTCTACTGCTTCACCTAGTGTTATACAGTAGTGCATAGTTTGATTATCTCTACTTATAGCGGCATCTGTTATAGGACCTCCCATAAAGTTCCTACCATATGGTATACCTATTTTATTATCTGTACTGGGTGCTACTTGAACTTTAACACCTGGTGATGGGCCTAAGTTAGCACCTGTTCCTATGTTGGGTAGGTCATATAATCCACTTGCTTTTGCTGTTGCATACCCTAAACCAGCGGCTACAACACCTGCTACCACAGTTCCTGCGAAGCTCAAACCTATACCTGCTACTGTGGCGAAAGTACCTGTTAGGCCTACTGCACTTGCTACTGCGGCTCCAATTGCTGAAAATATTGCCATTACTTACCTCTCCATACCCAGTTATAGTCACATGCTTGCCAACCTCTGTCCTGCAACTTCATATCCGGTGTAGTTGCTAGTGTAGTCAGTGTAAAGTTTGTTATGTGACCTGCTTCTTTCAAATCTATACCTATACTTATATACTCTTTTAGTAGTCTTGCACCTGCTGTGGTAGTTCTATACTTTTCTTCTACCCACCATGCTATCTCGTGTAGTCTTTTTACATTAGGTAGCCATATGTCACCTTGTATTAAACTTAACAGCATACCCACTACGCGATTATTATCTTCTGCTACTAACATAACGCCTTGTGTTGATAAAGTATGTAAGACAGCGTCTGTGTGCTTCTCAGAGTACTGAGGTTCCTGTAAGTCCTCTACTGGATTAGCATTTGCAAAATCAATCATTAGCCTTTTTATATCTGGCCAATCTGTTTGTATGGCTTTTCTTATTATCATCTTTGTCTTACATCTCTTGTACGGTCGTTACCGCCGGTGCCACCACCGCCTCCACCACCGCTGTAGTTACCACCTGAACTGGCTTCTTTACCGAAATCAAATGTACTTAAATACAAGTCTGGTATACGATTAAAGGATTTATCTGTAAAGAATCTTTGTCTATCAACAGGATCTGTTCTTTGTCCTGTTATTTTACTCTCGAGGATAGTGTTTATACTTGCTACACTTACTGTTACACCATAATCGTTCTTTTTACTTAGAAAGTTATACTGCTCATCAACTGTAAAGTTTGTTATAACACCCTTAAAGCGAGTATATACGTCACTGGTGTTTAGTTCCATAGTATCTGTGTCCATAAATGCTCTTTTAAGTGTTACATTACCGCCTTTTATGGGTTCGTCCAGTATTAGTTGTATATAATTTACTTCTGAACCGGTTGAACTGCTTGGTATGCCTGCTAAACCTATTGATATATCACCATTTGTTGCTCTTAAGTTCTCATCTACTGTAGTTACACTTAAAAATGCACCTAATTCTGTATATGTATTACTGCCTACAGTATAAGGCTTATAAGCATCAGTCAAATAGTATACATTACCGTTTAAGTCTAAGTCTATAAGTGTTACAGGGTATATATGTGTTCCCTGTACTGCTGGTATACTAGTACTCATTAAGTTATAACCTCTATAAATCCAAATTCGCCTGAAAAACCTACTAAATCGTAAGGAACTACACTATAACTGGGTAAATCCATACATTTTAAGTGAAATCTTACATCATTACCTACTTTTATACCACCACTAGTTAGTGCTACACCTGTTTGACTTAGTACTGGTCTATGTACTGGTATTGTTATATTAGAACCTGTGCTAAAAGCAACATCACTAGTTACTATGTAAGGATATCTATATGTATCTGTGTTACCTTTAGGTTGTATATAATCACCTTTCTCAAATAAATTACCGCTACCTGTTGCACCACTGCAATCTACATATATTTCATTACCAAATACACTATTAAGTGTTATATTGTTTAGTTGTGCTGTTTCTATATCGCCCTGATAGTTTGTTAAGTAGTTCATACCACTATTATTATTGAGACTTATATTACTCTCGGTTGTTCTACCCACAGTATAGATATCTTGTATAACACTTCTGTTTTCACTATACTTTAAGCCGTCATGCATACCTACTGTTATCATAAAGGGTGCAGGTGAGCGTTCTGATGTTTTATATTGTCCACTACGACTTATACTTTGTGCTGTGACTTTCCTTGTATCTATTGTTACATAGGTTGCGTTATCTATAATAGTTTGATAACTCATTATAATCTCCCTGGTATTCTTCTTCTACCAACTTCTGTTACTGAAAATATAAACTCTGGATCACTTGCAACTAATTGTTGAAAGGATCTGGCATCTACAGCATTTATGTTGTATGTGACTTGGGTGCTACCGCCTATTTGATTGTTAGGTGTAATACTACCACTTTGTGATCCCATACGCAAAATCTCGGGTCCGTTCTCCCCGACCAAATAACTGCCTCCAGCACTTACAGGTCCTCCACTGGCTTTTGGTTTTAGAAATCCTAATAGTCCCTCTCCACTTAGTCCTGTAATTGTTCCTCCTGTTACTGAGAAGCCTAATGCTTGTAATATAGGTAAGAACACCATTAATTTAAGTATTTGTGCTATTGCATCGTTAATCAGTGTCTTAAAGAAGTTCTTGAATACATCTCCTGCTTTTTGTCCGTTTTCAAAAGCATCTACTAATCCTGTGCTTAGTGTATCTACTGCTGTATTTAATGATGATATAAATTCGTTTAATTGTACATTATCACCGAATGCATCGTTTAACCTTTTTTGTGCATCTGTAAGTTCATCTGTTGTGAATATACCTAGTTCTTGTAATCTGTTTAATTCTTTCTGTAATACATTAAATTCTTCTATTGTGTCTACGCCATCGTCTATTTTATCGATTAAATTATCTAAAGGTGAGAATAGATGTGAATAACTGTTTTTGAGATCATCTAAAGCAGATGCTTGTTCTTCCATACCTGCTATAGTATCTGGATCCTTAAACATAAAGTTAAATTTTTCCATTAACTCATTATATGCATCTAAATCACCAGCACTCCTATCAATCATCTGTGCAAATAATTCTAAACTTGTTGGCATAGCACCTTGTGGGCCCATATCAAATAATGTGCCACCATCTGTTAGTTTATCAAACTGATCTTCGTCAAATAATTTTGTAGGTGGGCCTACAAATTCGTCTTTTAACTTTTTAACAGACTTTGCTGTTTCGTCTACTTTAGGACCTAGTATACCAAAATATTCTAATAGGCTTCTCCATGGTATAAATCCACTTCCACTTATTAATGCTACTACACCATCTAGAGCTAGTATTAAACTTCCTACTGCTAATGTTACACCACCTAGGGTTGTTGCAAAAGCACCACTGGCTACCGCTAGTGCACCGAAACCTAATGTTCCTGCTGTTCTAAATAAATTAAATGCAAATGCTAGATCCTTAAATTGTTTACCGAATGCAAATACTCTTGCCTTAGTCTTATCTATTAAATTTACAAATCCATCTAATGCACTTTTAGATGATATTTTGAAAAATAAGAAGAAACCTATTACTGCTTGAATAGAATCTCCTATTACTCTGAATCCTGTTGATAATGCGCCTGTGTTACTTGCTAAATCATCAATTGCTTTAGTTAAGGCTTCAATAGCACTAGTACTGTTTAATCCTAATTCTGTAAATGTAGAATCTGCTAACTTTCTAATTGCTATATTTAAGTTAGAAAATGCTATACTTGAATTTTTTAACTTTTCAGGTAAAGCCGCACCATATGTGTCCTCTAATGCTTCTTGTATACCCTTAAATAATTGTTTTTGACCACTTGCTGTTTTTGCCAGTTCTTTAATCTGGTCTATGTTCATACCAAACTTTTCTGATAATAGACCGTATATGTCTATACCTCTTTCTGCAATTTTGTCGAAGTCTGTTAATTCTAATTTAGATTTACTAATAGCCCTTGCAAATAATTCTGTAAAGGATGTTAATGTTCCTACTTGATCCTGTGTTATAGATGCCGCACTTGCAAAAGATAATAGTAGGTCATTTGTGGGTTCTATACCTGCTGACTTTAACCTTATATAACTTTGTGTTAGTTCTTCTACACCAAATTGTGTTTCTGTGGCTAATGTGGATATCTTATCAAAAGCGGCCGCACCTGCTTCAGCACCATCTTCTACAAATGTTAAACTTGATCTTAAATCCTGAAATGTTTGTCCTATTTTAACTACGTTTGATAATAGTTGTCCAGCACCTATGGCTGCAAATGCTGTCGCAACACCTTTAAGACTTAATTTACTACTACTTGAAAATGTACTTACTTCTTGTTTTGATTTTTTTATGTTACGGTCAAATTGTCCTGTATCTAACTGTAATGCTACTTTAATATCTTTAGCCATTATATTTTACCTACTAGTTGTTCAACTGTTTTATCCATAAAGTCTATAGTTGGGTCTGTAAATCCGTCTTTTGCTTGTCTACTCCATCCATCATCTAACCTACCTGCGTAACCATAATTACTCTTTATAGTATTACTCTGCTTTTGTAATTTAGTTCTATTACGAGCGTTTCCGCTTCTTACAGGGGTATAATTTTTAAGTACAGTATATGATCTACTCATAGTTGTTTCTGGCACTTTTTCCAGTTCTTTTATTCTCTTCTTAAATATTCTAGAATCAATCTTCATTTCTTACCCTGTTTAATCTTTGTTGCAATTCGTCTTGGTTAAGTGTAGTATTATCAATTTCGTTATTGTGTTTACTATGTATATACTTTTCCCAAGTTATCGCACAATCCATAACCATTAAGTCGAATGTATCTGCTGTAAGAAATAATTCGCTGGGTAATTTACTATATCGTTTACCCATAGCATCTAAAAGCAGTATTAAGTTCGTTTCCGCAGTACCTTCTTCAAGAGTATGGGTCGTTACTTTCCCAGTCTATCAGATATTTCTTTTACGCATTCCATTAATACATCTAAAGGTAATACTTTGTCATCTTCTACAATTTTATTACCTGCTTCATCTAGAATCATATCCTGAATCATTTCAGTTACTCCAGTCATATCTCTTTCTGCGTTCGCCAATTTGGTAAACACTTCAATTGATTGTCTGTCGTATATGTGAAATTCTAGTTCTTCACCGTATTTCTCTACAAGTTCTTTCTTGCTGATGGTGACTTTTATTAGTTGTGGTTTTTGTGATAGTTCACTTATTTTCATATCTTAATCCTCTATATCTCTATGTTTTAGTTCATGTAATCCTGTTAAGCAGAATGTTACACGGTTTGATGCCTTAAGGACATCTCTTTTTGCACAATTAAGTTCATTAACTGCTTTTGCTAGTTCACTCTCCAGACTCTTCAGTATGTCCTTCGTGGTGTTCCTGTTCCAAACTTCCATTATCTTTTTCCTCTATATCTGTATCTATATTTACCTTTTTCTTGCTTTTCTTAGCATCTGGTAAATCTATATTGTTCTGTGCGGCCCATTCGTCTAAATCGTGTTTTACACCATCCAGCATAATAGTTCTGTCAGGATTACCCTGCCATACGCCGTCTTTGTATAATTTTAATACTTTATGCATTATTTCTCCATATAAGAGTGCCTCCCTAAAGAGGCACTACATATTTTATGCTTTTTAGCCTAACTTACTAAGCCTGTGTTGCTTTTGTAAAGTCTCCCGAGCACTCGATTGTCACGGGGGTAGTCCAAACTGGAGCATCCATATTTACAGTGGGGGCTAATCCTGAGATAAAGCCTTTACCTGTTAATATGCTATCACCTGTGTCTGCACCTTCAAAACCAATTGAGAAATAAATCTCGGTTTTGTTTTTACTTGCACCAAATAGTCCATCTGCAATTACACTATTAATAGTGTTAGCACCATCACCAAAGAATGTGGTTTCATCCACAATCAAGTTTGTTGTGATTTGGTTAGTTGCTGGTGTTGTTACAGCAGATTCTGCCGTATTGTCTAGGGTCTTAAACCTATACACACCTGTACTATTGTTTACAGTTATATCAGTTAATTGAGGAACTATCATTGCATTACTGCCACCGGACACATCACTGAGTCCTGCAACATTCGATAATGCTAATAGTGCCTGGCTGCCTGCACTTACATTTATTACATCTGCCATTGTTTTCTCCTAATTAAACAGTTATGAAATTAAATTCTATATTATATGTTATAACATCAGCATCAAGTTCAGTAGTGACTTCGCTTGACTTAGTTGCGGCTGTTACACCGTTTCTAGCCAATTGAATGTTTGCCACTACTGTATCTATGTCTGTGGGTTGGTTTTTCGCATCTGTTGCCAGATATACCGTACAAGTTGTCTCAGTCTGCATTACATCATTGTTATCTAAACAATTAAACAGCTCTGTGACATCTTCTTGTAGTTCATCTACATAAACTGTCCTTAAGTTCTTCAAATACAAAGGTGTATCTGCTGTACTGTAAGGAAGTTCACTGCTTATACCAAAAGAACTGTGGCCGCTGAGGTTAGCAGTTAAGGTCGTTATGAGATCATCTCTAATACTCATTATCTAACCTTCACTATACTAGCTCTACGTCTAGTTCTTCTAGTTCTAAAGAATGTAGTGAGCTTTTCGTCTGCATCTACTACTCCAGAATTATCATAGTCATACCAGTCTGCAAGTGATATTAGTTCTGAAAACAAGTCATTAAACTTTTTATCATAGAACTGTATCTTTGCGATGTCTGGTGAGTCTTCTGTAAATTCTGCAACTAGTGGTAGAATACTTTCTTTAAGGGCATGACTGACACATAAAGTGGTAAATTGACTTCTTCTGTCCTGTAAATTACCTGGATCTATAAGATTAGGATTTACACTGGGAAGATTGTTTATGTCTGTAACATAGTTGTTGACATAAGCATTATAATTTAACCACCAACTAGATGCTTTCATTTTAAGCAAAATACGACTTGTACTCTTTTCCAGAATGTCTTCTATAAAGTCCTGTATTGTTGCAAAACCTGATTCCTCAGGTATTACTATACGATTCTCTTCGAATAATCTCTGGTCAGTCTGTACTACGTCTGTGTATTCTGCAAACGATATTACATCACCTGCGCCATTTGTTACGAATGCCATTGTTATAACTCCCTGTTATTATTAGACTGGCTGTGCTAAATTGTTAGATCTAAAGAACTCACAACTTGCCGCTTGACCAATCAATCCTGTAAGTAATGCTCTGTTACCAATTTCACTTAGGTCACCAATCGTAGATTGAGTTACTGAGTTCAATTGTGATGCAACTGAGAATTCTGT